CTCCATCCTGACGTGGTAGTTCACCACGTCGGGATCCCAGGTCCAGTTGATGCTGTTGCCCGAGATGGTCACCGAAGGCACCAGCATGCCGTAGGCCGACCGCTGCCCCTCGCAAGTGAAGTAGTAGAAGGGCTCACCGCCGGAAAAGTCGTTGACGATGAGCCCCCCGTTTGCCTCGGGCGGCGCTACCCACTTGTTGTTGGAGTTGACCGGGTTGTAGAGCGGGAACGTATACGACCCGATGATCTTGGTCAGGCGTGTGGTGACCGTGGTCTCCACATACCCGCTCTCGCTTCTCACCCGTAGCCCCACATCAGCCATTACAGCAGCACTCCAAGTTCGACGGCCGGGTTGCCGTTCGGGTAGTAGATGTAGACGCCCTGGTTGGTGATGTTGAGGCGATACCCGCCGGCCACCATTCCGTTGAACTGGAATCCGCCGCCGGCGGCCTTGTCGATCCTCCAGCCGGTCTGGCCAGCGACATAGTCATCGGACTGGATCGCGCCGCTGATCTTCGCGTTGGTGATCGCTGCATCGGCAATCTTGGCGCTGGTGATCCACGCGGTGCCGATCAGCGCCTGGCTGATGAACGTCTGGCCGCCCTGGATCACGAAGGGCGTAGTCACCTGACCGTTCACCAGGTTGATCAACGCCAGCCGGTCCGCCTGGAACAGGATCTGGCTCTGATAGCTGCCATCGGGTTGGTTCTCGATGCCGATGCCCATGCCGGCCGCGTAGTACTGGCCATTGGCCGTGATCTGCAGTTTCAGATTCCACGACGCGCTGATCCTGCCGTCGACGTCCACCAACGCCTGGCTGGTCTGCTGCACCATCGCCTGGGTTTCACCCACCGATGCCTCGGTGTTCTCCACCCGCCGGCCCAGTGCATAGTCGCCACTGGCGATGACCGTCAGCGTGGTGATCGTGCCGGCAAACGAATCCTCATCGCCTGCGTTCCAGTCCTCATCGCCCGCATGCTCGGCGCTGTACTGCGCGACCAGGCCGTCCACCCGGTTGCCCACCGCGGTGACCTTGCCATCGATCTCCGTAACGTCCAGCTCCAGCTGGTCGATCCGCCCGACCAAAGCACCGGCCTCGGCCACGGCATCGCCTACGCTCTTCCACTTCGTGCCCGGCGGTTCCTCATTGCCGGGGTCGGCGTCGGTCCACAGCCATATCTTGCCGTTGTGCACAACCGTCTGGCCCGGCTCATACGTGGCATCTGCGACCCAGATCAACGGGACGATGCTGCTGATGCTCTCGATCTCCGACAGCAGCTCCTGCCCCAGCGCGCTCTTGTTGATGAGGCCGGAGAAGTACGCGTCGTACTCAGTCACGTCCGTGCTCGACTCGCCCACCACGCCTGCGCCGGCCGGATACCACGGCCCGATGTTGCCGCTGCGATCCACCAACCGTCCCCAGAAGTAGAACTTCGCGCCGGCGGCCAGGCCATCGAGCCGGTGCCGGTTCTGGGGATAGGCGAAATCGCCCAGCTTCGTCGCGCTTTCCAGGCTCGGTCCCGCGCTGCGCCAGATCTCGGTGCGTTCCGTGTCCGTTGCCCCGGGCGGGAACGCCCAGGCCAGCTGGATGCCGAACACCACCGACGCGGCCGTCAGCGAGGTCAGCGCCGGCGGCGGCTCCGTCTTGCCCTGAATGTCGGTGAGGACGCTGAGGGCCGGCTGCGAAACGGCATTGAGGGCATTCACCGCACGCACCCGGGCCAGGTATTTGCCCGCGTAGATCCCCCGCACCTCCGCGCTGGCCGTGCCCACGCGCCCGACACGCACCCAGTTCAGGTCGTCCCTACGCCATTCCACGTCGTAGGCAATGGCTTTGGCGGCTGCGTCCCACTCGATGGTCAGCACGGGCGTGGCGATGCCCTGGTCGATGACCACATGCGAGGACATGCGGACGTTGGCCGGCGGGGGCTGCACGCTGGGCGGCACGATGCTGACCGGAGGCGGCTCCAGCCGCGTGCCGTCATCGATCGCCCCGAACTTGTCCGGGCGATGGGTCAGCCCCGTGATGCGGTATGTCAGCCCGTCTTCCTCGGTGATGCTGATCACCCGGAACTGCTCCATCACCAGGTCGGTCGATTCCGTCGCCCAGATCGACTGTGCCACCGGCACCTCGGTCCAAGGCGCTGAGACCGTCACCACGCGCGTCTCCGGATTGACCCCGTTGATCGTACGGGCTTGGGTCTTGCCGCTCGGCAGCGTTGCGCGCAGGACGTCCCCGACCTGCATGGAGGACGGCACCACGTCCAAGGTCAGGCTGCTGGCCGTGGCAGCACTGATACGGCCGGAATTGCGCCGGCCAGCGCGCTTGGCGTTGGCCACCTGGATCACATCCCCCGGCATGCAGTTCAGCGCATCCAAGCCCACGGCGAAGCTGACCGTTTCCGTCTCCAGGTTTTCGCTGTAGAGGATGTGCAGCCCCACGCGCTGGGCCTGCGACTTGGAGTGGCAGCCGAAGGCCGTCACCTCGATCTGATTCACGCCGTAGCGCGCGATGCCCTCCTGCAGCTGGACCGGCTCGACCTTCTGCCGGCCGAAGTCGTCGGGATCAGACCACGACACCAATGCTACGGTGTGCCGCGCCTTGCCGCCGCTACCGATGTAGGTGAACTTCCCATCGACCACGTTCGCCTGGCTGTAGGTGTAGACCGGGTCCTTCGGCATGTCCGCCGAGGCCATGATCTGGCCCGCCGCGTAGAAGCTGATGCCGCGGAACATGCTGGCCATGTCCTGCAGCACCTTGTGGGCCGACTCCCGGGTCTGCAGGTACAGGCTGCAGGTGAAGCGCGGCTCCATGCCGCCCATGCCGTCGCTGACCAGCTGATCGCAGTACTGCGCGATCTCGTACAGGCGCCACTTGTTCACCCAGTCCAGCGGGATGCGGTCGCCCAGGCCGAAACGATCGTTGGTGACCATGTCGAAGAACACCCACGCCGGGTTGTTCGTCCAGGCCGACTTGAAGGTGCCATCCCACACCCCGGTGTAGGTTCGCGCGATAGGGTCATAGTTGCTGGGCACACGGATGATGCGGCCCCAGATGCGGTATGCCGTGGTCGGCTTGCCCTGGAACTGGCTGCCGTCGATCTGGATCGCGGCCAGTGCGCAGTTCGGGTAGCGCAGCTTCACATCAATGATCTCCGTCATGGAGATCACGTTCACGGTGTCGGCCACGGTGGAGCTGTTCGCGTTCGGCGTGAGGCGGCGGATCCGCGCCTGCCACTGATTGCCCGGCGGCAGGTCGATGCGATGGCTGCGTTGGTACTCGGTGGTGGTCTTGCCGCGGAAGGCATTGCTCAGCACCGTGCTGAAGGCGCCGCCGTCGGTGGATAGATCGATGGCGTACTCGACGGCGTAGCCCTCGGTGTCGCCGTTCTCGGTGTTCTGCCGCTGCAGGGCGGGCACACCGAACCGGATCCGAACCGCAGACAGATCCTGCCCGGAGGCCGCGCGCACCACCGGCGTGTCGCGCAGCTCGACGCCAACGCCGATCTCGTTCTCGACCGACGGAAAGCCCGGGATGTACTCCTGGTCCTGCGTGCCCGAGCGCGTCTCGACCTTCACCCCGTTGAAGTTGAAGGTGCCGTCGCTGTTCTGGATCGGCACCTCATTGAGGTAGATGGACTGGTTGCCGGCCACCAGACCCCGAATCTCACCCTCGCTGATCAGGTCCAGGACCTTGGCATAGGAGATCGAGTGCAGGCTGTCCGGGGTCTCCACCGGCGTGCGGGCGTTGGTGCTGCTCTTGCCGCCTGCGCCGATCACATCAGCGCACGCCAGGGCCAGCGGATCGTGCTCATAGCTGACGGCTCGGTTCACTGCTGGTCCTCCGCGTAGATGCCGCCGCTGATCACCACGGATCCGACGACCATCCCCTTTGTGTCGTGGCCGCCATAGGCGACGGGCACGGGGTTGCCTTGGGCCTGCACGTTTACAGGCCCGTTCATGCTGTAGTTCGGCGTGTTCTCGGCGCTCTCCTTCGTCCCCAAGCCACGCGGCTGGGGCGACAGCATCTGCGCCACGCCGCCGATGGCCAGGCTCCAGCCGGCAGCGCCGACAGCGCCCCAGAACTTGGCCGCTGCGGCGCCGGCGCCCGGACCGCCGTAGATGGAGGCCACTACGATCAGGGCCACGCCGACGATGGTCTGCAGGGCGCCGCCGCGCTTGGAGCCGACCAGCACCGGTGCGATGCGGATATCGTCGGCACCCGGCGGATCATGCAGCTGCGCCTTGCTCAGGTTCTCGCGGCCGATGAACACGGCGAACTCGATGCCCTGGTCCTTGCAGCCGGTCAGGAACTGCCTGAAGCCGGGTAGCAAGATGCCCAGCGCGAAAATGGCCTCGGCCGGGCTGTTCACCGCCAGCTGGAACTTGCGGCCGAATCGGGCGCCGAGGCGGCCGTACAGTCGGACAGTGCGCAGACGCTCAGTCATGGACTGCCTCCTTGTGGCGAACGATGTGGCGGGTGCGCTCGGCCCACATGCCGCCGTACACCACCGTTTCGGACAGGCGACCGTGCATGTGGTGCAGCATCTTCCCGTCGCCCAGGTAGACGCCGGCATGGTTCGGCACCGGCGAGCGGATCTGCATCAGGATCATGTCGCCGCGTTGCGGCTCGCCTTGGATGACCGCGAAGCCCTCTGCCGCCAACCGGTCCAGGCTGTAGAGGTCCTGGCCCTTCTCCCACCAGTCGTCCTCCCGCTCGTACTGGCTGAGCTGGATGCCCAGCTCGCGGGCGTAGAAGTCACGCACCAGGCTGTAGCAGTCCAGAACGCCATGGGCAAACTGTCGGCCCACCAGTGGCGCCTCGTAGCCGCAAGGCTCGATGGTGTGGAGATCGCCGCACTCTGGATCGGCCCCGACGCACTGCCCCACACTCACGATGTGCCAGGGCAGGCCGCTGGCCTCGCACATGACACGGTCGGCGTCAGAGGCAGCGGCAGGGGCGTTCGGGTGGCTGTGGACGACGGCCAGTACCTCGCCCATGTCCTCGGCGTCGGCAAAGTCCCCCGCCGGCAGCCGGAAGTGCTCGCTGGGCGTGGTGGCCAGGTTGCGGCACGGGATGTACGTCTCCTCATCGCGGGCGGCCACGATCAGGCCGCAGCACTCGCGTGGATATTCGGCCACGGCATGCGCCTGGATGGCCTGCAGGGTGGTCTGTTGCATGGGTTCGCCCATAGAAAAGGCCCGCGCTGGGCGGGCCTTGTGGTGCTGCTGGTGCAGCGCGAATGTTCGGTGGTGTGGCTTCGCGGGTCGTCAGGTCCGCAGCAGGCCAGCGGCCGGGAACCCACCGTGCGGGAGAGGCTTGTCCTGGCCGAACCGCAGTTGGCAGCTCCGAACCAGGCCGGCGCACACGTCCTTGGCCGGGTCGTCCACCGGCTGGTCGTTGATATCGAAGTAGGCCGAGCCGGTGTAGCCGCAATAGGGACCGCGGTAGCCGCCATGCAGCAGCGCGCTGCAGATCCTGGTGCACTGCCGCGCGGGCAGCTCCCTACCGTTGAAGTCGGCCACGGTGGTCAGCTCGAATTCGACGGTTTCGTCGTCCTCGCCTACCTTGCGCTCGATGTACCAGATCTCATCCTGGAAGTGCTCGCCAGGATCAGCCAGCGGGTTCCCGTCGGGGAAGTTGGTCGCATCCAGGTACTTCACCAGCGTCTGGCGGCGGATGACCTTCGCACCGGCCAGGTCCTGGAACAGCCGGCACAGGGAGCCGATTACGCCGTTGATGTTGCTGACCTTCAACCGCGGGTTCGGCTGCTGCTCGCTGGTGCGCTCGAAGCCCGTGGCGGCGATCGGCCACGGCCCGTACTCCTGCCCTTGCCACCAGATCGCACCCGACTGCAGGTGCGCGTGGAAGAACAGCTGATCGGCACCGAAGCTGGTGCAATCCAGCTCATAGACCGTAACGCGCCCCCCCGGCTCCAGCTGCTGCGCATCTGCGGTGATCATACCGAAGGCTCCATGGGCCACTCGACGTCAGGGAAGTTGGGATCGTCGGTGATCACCACCAGACGTGCCCGGTACTCTCTCCATTCCTGAATCTTCTCCGGGGGAAGGCCAGACTCCAGAAGAGCCCACCCGCTGGCGCGCAGCGCCGTGTCGCGCCGCAGAACTGCCTGCTGGATTGCGATTGCTTTCAGCACCTGCTCGGGAACGTTCTCGGCAAGCTGCTCACCTGGCATCGGGTCCCCGCTGTCACCGATGTACCTGAAGGAATTGGCGGTGTATGCGTACATGATTCACCTGTCGAATAAGTAGCCGTTGATGCGGTGATACGCAGGGCCGGCCGGCGAAGGGGTGTTGTCGAACGCGTAGGTATACGCTTGCGAGGAATCCACCGGCATCGTTACCGCAGCCACACCACCCGGGGAAGAAAGGGCTATGTAGCCGCTCTGCGCCGACGGGCCAAGGCTGTTGGAGAGGCGAACGTAGGCTCCATTCGTCGCAGCGTTGAGGGCGTTCAGGAAAACGGCGTATGCAGTAGCCGGAGCAACCTGCGCAGCGCTGACCGTAGCGGTTGAGGTGGAGGATCCACCGGCAACAACCATGAACGGTGCCGCGTTGGTGTTTTCCAGGTAGTAGATCTGGCCTGGATGGTGCTCGAACTTGAGGATGCCGCCAGCACCGACCCGCACGCTGCCCACGTATCGACGGGAGTTGTCGCCGCCCTTGGTTCTCGCTGTTCCGAAGTACGGCGCGGACGGCAGTACGGTCACTACCTCGAAATCAGGTGTGCCGTCCGCTTTGGCGAACAGATACACGTGATACCACGTGTTCTGGGTCATGCCGCTTAGCACCTTGGACAACGCCGTTGGCACCGCAAGGCAGCCGCCAAGGGAAGGAATGTAGGCGAAACCGCTGGAGAGGGTCAGGGTCGAGCCAGCAAACGACAGCAACAGCCCGTTGCTGCTGATGGAGCATGGAGAAAGGAGTGGATCAAGCAGAGCGAAGTTCGCGTTGATCTTCTGTGCCATCACCCTCGCCGGGTCGCCGCGCTTTCCGTTTGGCTGGACGGTGTCGATATCGATTTCTTGCATTGCCATGCTCATTCCTCACGGCTGGAACGTCTGTTCGAAGGTGGCCGTGACGCTGTAGGTCAGGCCACCTAGGTGGGAGTCGTTGTAGGTATCGCAGTAGTACAGGCCCGTTCCCCACGGGCTGGCCCATAGGAAGGAAGCGCCCACGTGTGTATCGAGGAACGCGATGATCTCGGCTATCACTGCCTTGGACGCGACAAAGCTCAGCTGGTATTTCCTGGAGACGGAGTTGATGCCCTCCGCCGCCTGTTGCGAGTAGCCATCACCGAACTTTGCGCGCCTGACCGATGCAGTGGCAGAGCCGCTGCTCTGACTGGTGGCTTGCCAGTGGAATGTGTCGGTCATCGGCCGTTCCCCATCACCCTCATTGCACCGCCATCCTTCATTGATCGGATCTGCGCATCGTTGATCTTCATGTCGATGAGCTGGCCGATTTCCTTGCCGAATCGCTGCCACACAGGTGTGTCCGCAGAAACGTCGGTGGAGCCATCGGTATTCACCACCACATTGACATTCACCTGAGACGCTCCGGAGCCACCTCCATGAGCGGCAACACCCAAGCGACCGTCCGGACCACGCTGGAGCGGCATGATTGCCTCCGGCCCCGCCTCACCGAAAACGCCCGCACCCTTCGCGAACGCAAACAGCTGCGGCGAGTTGTAAACACCGCCGGAGTAGGTCGACAGGCTTGGCGATGTGTAGACACCCCCGTCTGCATTACGGCCAATGTTCGCGAGAAGGTCGGAGTTGATCTGCTGCGTTCCACTGGTAGCTGCCGCGTTCCCCGCAGCAGTGACCCCGCCGCCCCAGGCACTGGCGATCATTCCGGCAATGCCGACGATCGCCTGCTTCGCAGCAATGCGCGCGAGGTCGGCGATGATCGAGTTGGCCAGGTCGCGGAAGGACAGCTTGCCGGTCATCGCGAACTGAACCAGTGCGTCTTCTGCACCCTGGAACGCGTTCGTCAGCGCCGAGTGCGCCTGGCCGGCCGCATTGTTGGCCTCCATGGCGTAGTCCTCGAAGGCTGCGCGGGTGCCATTGCGCCAGTCTCCCATCGCGGCAAGCCGGCGGGCTTGGTAGTCCTTCTCCAGTTGCAGCTGCTCATCCCTGTGCCTGGCCGCGTTCGCAGCGAGCTGGTCCCACTGGTCCTGGTCAGTGGCCACCTGTCGGTCGCCCAGCCGCTTCAGCTCGTCCTCGTACTCCCGCTGCACGTCCATCTGCCGGCGTAGCTGCGCTACGGTGTCTTGGCCGCGACCGTAGCTCATCAGGTCCAGCTCGTTGCCCCGCCGCCGTGATTCGGCCTGCTGGTCGAAGATCGCCTGTTGACGGGTGAGCGCCTCCAAGGTCTTCTTCTGCTTGTCCTTGGCCTCCACCAGATCGCCGGTCGTCTTCAGCTCCTCCAGCATCGTCCTGATGCGCTTGCGATCGGCCTCGGGGATCTTGGACCCCAACCGGTCCAGCTCCTCCAGCACCTGCACCCGCAGACGCTGACTGACGGTGAGCTTTTCCTCGCTGCCCGACTGTTCCTTGTTCAGAGCAACCTGCTGCTGGATCCTTGCAACGATCGACGTGGCCGGGTTGGTTTTGGAGCCACCACCGCGGCGAGATTCTGCCTCAGCGAACTGCTTCCGCGACGCAGCGACCTCCCGGTCAATATCGGCCTGATCCTTGCCGAGCTTCTTGCCCAGAGCGACGATCTTCGCTTCTTCCGCGAGCTGCTTCTGCCGCTTAGACAGGTTCTGCCCGGCAAGTCGGTCCCACTCCTCCTGCGCCTTCTTGCGCTCCTTGATCTCCTTCTCAGCCTGGTCGGAGTCAATGGTTCCGGCGAAGGGTGCCGAGGAATCAACCGATCCAGTTACTCCTCCAAAGCGATTTCCTCCCAGCCTCACCGCCGCAGCGAGCGGCAGGTTGATCATCGCCAATGCATAGGTCGTAAGGTCCTTTCCCACCTGTGGCATGTTGGCCACACGATCGGCGAAGCCCTTCAGGCTGCTGTCGGCCCTACCGACCCCTTCTACAATCGCGTCCCAAGCCTCTCCCCCTCGGTCTTTGATCTCCTTCCAAGCCGAGCTGATCAGGCTCAACGACTTGAGGATCTCTGCCGATCGTTCATCAACGACGCGACCGTAAATGCGCATCGCCTCTGTGACGGCTTCCTGCTCCTTGCCTTCGGCCTGCAACGCAACTACGCGATCGAGCTGTGCCTGGTAGAGGAAGTTCTCAGCCCGATTCAGTTCCAACAGAGCCTTTACCGGGTCTTTCTTGAATGTCTCGAACTTGGCAGCGGTCGCCTCAATTGCGTCTCCTGCAGCAACATTCATCTTGAGTGCAGACCGAGTGACGATCTCGAACTGCTCGCCTGCAAAGCGCCCACCCGCAGCCACCTCTGCCAAGGCACTGGCTGCCCTACCCCGCGTTACTCCATCGAGTCCATCGAGCGCCTGCGCCAGCTGGTTCAGCTGCTCCACCGTGTATCCCGCACGGTTGCCGCTCAGAATCAGAGCTCTCTCGAATGCCCCTTGCTGCTCACCAGCCTGATACCAAGCGAAACCCAGCCCTGCGACCGCTGCGGCCGCAACGGTAAGCGGATTGATCATAGCCAACAGCTGAGACGCAAGCGCAGCCGCCGCAGGCCGAATTCCGCCGAACATGTCCTTTAGCTGACCGCCCTGCTGCAGGAATACCGTCAATGGGTTCTGGCCACCCTGTAAGCTGACAGCAATGTCCGTGATCTGAGCCGGAACGCCTCGCATTGCAGCGGCCTGCTGGGCTGCACTGATGCCGTAAGCGTTCAGCTCCTTGCCGGAACGCTTGGCCGCCGCTTCGGCGCGCGCGAGCTTCTGCACGATCTCGTCCAGCACGGGTCCGCTGGTCTTCAGTGCTGCGTTGTATGCCAGCTGCTGGGACCGCGTCATGCCCAGGGTGTCGGCCTGACGAACCAGCGTGTCGATCCGAGCACGTTCCGCACGGGATAGCTGCTGATACTGCTGTTGCGCGCTGCTGGACATGTCGGCAACACCGCGCTTTGCCGCGGTGATGGCGCTGTCGAACTGCTGCGTATCTACCACCAAGTCAATGCGCGCGGCACCAATAGACTGGTCAGTCATACATTTCCTCGGGGACAAAAAAACCCGCCACATGGGCGGGTTTTAGAAATACGATGCGCCGGCCTTTAAGGCTCCCGGCCCCACTTCTCGCGGTACTGCCTCTTGAGCATCTTGCAAGTATCGGCATGAAGCCGAAGCTCTGACGGGCCGTACTGCCTATCGTCGTTCATTTCTGCATAGCGCTTGTCGCAGTACGCGATTGCAGCCTTCGCGCTCCTCATTTCGGCCCTGCGCCGGGAGGCCTCCTGGCTTGTCTCACCCGGCCGTGGCGATAGGCCCGCAAACAGCAGGACAACGACGCCCAAAGCCAATACGCCAGCCAAAACCATCCACTCAATCCTGAGTGATCGCGGTTTGGCCTGTTGCAGAGTCTGCGGAGAGCCGTGGGACGCCACAAGTGGAGCGCCACACCCCGGGCACGCGGCCGCGAGATCACTAACGTCCCTACCGCACTCTGCGCACTTGATCAGCGCCATCCTCAGCCCTCCATCTCAGAATGCCCGCATGGTAGCCCGATGGATGGCGCCGGTCAGCCCTTGTTGATCTGCAAGAGTGCCTCCCCCTCAATGATACGTATCGCGGCCATCACCTCAGCCCGGCGATCACCGGTCAACCCTTCGCGGTCCAGCTCGTGGAACACGACGTTGTAGTCCAGGCCAAACGGTCCTCCGGCGCTTGCGCGCCACTGGGTGGAGACCCGAGAGAAGATTTCGATAGGCAGCGAGCACTCTGGCCACAGCTGCACCTCGGGTGGCTGGTAGTGCTTCGCTTTGAGGCCGACTTGTGCGAGCTCGGCCTCGGTGGGGGCGCGCCAGTACAGCGCCCCCACCGCCTCGATCAGTTTCCCTTGCGGGCCACCTGGATTGCCTGCGCGTAGCCGGTGATGATCACCGCGTCCAGGCCGATCTGCTGCTGCAGGGCCTCATCCACGCCGGCCGTATCCAGCGACACATCGGCATCCCACTCAGCGACCATGTCGAGAATCGCCTGGGTAGGCGTGGTCTCCTGTGCCGCAAGGCGCTGCAGGAGCGCCGTGTATGCCTCCTGTGTCATGTGCCGGTAGCTCAGGTTGAGCTTCTGCTCGCGGCCATGGCCGACGATGGTCAACGATGCCTTGAAGGTCTCGGGGGCCTTTACCTTGAACATCAGGCGCCCTCCACCAGGATCGAATCGGCCAACGCCGTGAACGTCGCCGTGGTGCCCATCGGGGTGTTCGCGGTCATGGTCGGGTCACCGTCGTAGCTCAGGTAGCCGTACCAGTACAGAACGTCGCCGCCGGCGAGCTTGGCTCGCAGCACCACCGGTTCACCCTTGGCGTCGACCGTCTTCAGCGCCGGATACCAGGGCTTGGAGGGATCGTAGTAGAGCGGGATGGTGATGGTCTTGGCGTTCTTGAAGGTCGGGATCTGGATCTGGCGGCCCGTCGGGTCCTCCAGCAGGGTGCCGCTCCAGTACTGCTGCTCGCCGCCGGCAGTGGTGGGGTCGCCCTGCTGGTCCAGGTCGATGAAGGCGCCGGCCTTTCGCAGGAAGCCCGCGCCGCTGATGCCGGGGTACAGGGTGGTGTCGGTGGTGTCGGTGCCCAGCAGTTCGATCGCGCCTGCAGACTCGGCGCCGGCGCGAGTGGTCCGGTTGTTCAGTGCCGGCCAGCCGGGAATTTCCAGCACCACCACATCGTCGGTGTCGACTGCATCGGCGGCGATGCTCGCCAGTGCCGGCGCAGCCTTGGAAATGCCCGTGGTTGCGATCTTGGTGGCCACCACCGGCGCGAAGCCGAACTGGGTGCCCTTCGGGAGCTTGAGTGCCATGTGTGTGTTCCTCAGGTTGAAAACGAAAAGCCCGGCGCTTGGCCGGGCTGTTGCGGGGTTGGTGGGTTGCTTACGGGTCGGGGAACCAGAGTCCGAAGTCCAGCCTGGCGCCGTATCCCTTGATGGACGGCTCGTACATGGAGACTGCCGCGCCGTAGGGCTCCGAATGTGGAACCCCGGAACAGATCACATCCTCGATACGGCGGATCAGCGTGTTGGCCTCGGGCCGGGACTTGGACCACACAGTGATCTGCACCCGTGCATGCTTGTGATCAGGCATCGATCCTTCAAGGAACCAAAGGGCTTGGCCGCCAACCTGCTGGTAAAGCGCGAATGGGAAGATCGGCTGGTCCGGCGGCACATCGGGGTAGAAGCGTCCTTGGACAATCGGTGCGATCAGCGCATGCAGGGACGGTTCGTAGCTCATGGACCGCCCCCTCGCGCTTCGCGCAGCAGTTCGGGAAGCCTCTCCCGCCCTCTTTCCAGCATCGCTGCCTGTGCCCGCGCCAAGGATGCCTCATACCCCGGCCGCACGAAGGGCTTGGCCGGCACCCACCTTGGCTGCGCCAGCGGCGCGCCAAGCGTCCAGGAACCGTCCTTGTCCTTGTAGACCGCGTGCGTCTGCCAGTGGCCGAATTCAACCAGATGCCCGTGCGGCGCCTTCTTGGCGTTCCACGAGATCGAGTACGCCTGCCGGGTATCGGTTGAGCGGCCATCGCGGTATGCCAGGTAGATCGCATCGCGAAGACTGCCGGGTCGAAGGCTTCCGCCCTCCTCCGTGCCTACCGGTGCGCGGAGCTTCACCTCATCACGGATGACCTGGCCACCGGCGACACCCATGGAGCGCGCAAGGCTGACCCTGGTTTGGAGAAGCGCCTCCAGCCCTTTCACCGCCCCGGAAAAGTCAACGTTGGCTTTGATGCTCATCCGCTGTTCCCCCCCTGCTCGGTGATGATGAACCCCTTGGCTCGGTCCTTCAGGTCGCGGGTTACGCCCTTCACTTCAAAGATCAGGCCATCGTGGACGATCCGCATAGATTCATCGACCGCGAGCGACTGCAGGACGGCGAATCGGACCATGAAGCTGTAGCGCGCGATCGATGCTGGAACACCGCCGGCCAAGTTTGAGCGGATGGCGCCTAGCCCGGTTTCGTTGGCGATCCCAGCCCACACCTCTGCAACCAGCTCCCATCCATGAACGGGCTGGCCCCAGTCGTCCTGTCCCTCAGCTGGGCGCTCGATTCTGATCCTCCGATTGAGATCTGACGTTCTCATGGCGTCATCACCCGCCTGTAGGGCCGGAGGAGCGGAATCACGCCCAAGGGCAGTTCGACGGCAGTTGCTCCAACCACCACCGCACTTGGGTTTTCCCAAAGGTGAGCCAAGGTCAATCGGACCGCTGCAACGATGCTCGGGTTGACGACGATTCCAGCCAGCGTTCGAGACATGGCCAGATCGGCAGACGCCTTACGTTGCCTTGCGACGGACCTCATGGCCGTAGCTTTCGCCGGGTCTTGCTCCGAGTCTGCCGCGGCCAGAGCCGCAGAGTAGGCCGAGGCAGCTGCCGCCGCCCTGGCTGGAAAGGCGTCCAACGCACTGTCCAGTGCAGCTTGGTCGGCGAACACCGACCGGTTCAGATATGCCGCCGCGGCGTCCTCGGCAGATGCGAGCAGCGCCGCCAGCTCGGCATCAGCGTAATCCCCATCGACCCTACATTGGGCGCGGCACTGCTCAGGCGTCAACAGGGGCATGGTTCACTCCTTCTTGCCGTCGGCCAGGGCCGCAGCCAGCTTTTCAGCACCCCAGCGCTTGTCGAACGGGATGCCGGCGGCCTCGAGCTTGGCAATCAGCGCCGGCTTCTCATCCGATTCCGATCCAGCTGAAGACTTGCCCTCCGACAGCGCACCCAAGGCCCGGGCACCTGCTTCCAATTCGGGCGGGCATTCATCCCCGACGGTGAAATCAGTCGGGTAAATCTCGCCGTCGCGCACACCGCGAAACGGCTTCGTGAGCTTGCTCATGGCTTCTCCCAGTGAAGGGGCGGCCGAAGCCGCCCCAAGTTCCTCTGTTCCCTGGGCCGATTACTCGGCGATCTTGAGGGCTCGCATCGGCTCCGGGTTGTGCACACCGCCGCCCACGCGCTTGGTGGTGTAGAACATCACATACGGCTTGTTGGTGTACGGGTCGCGCAGCACGCGCACGCCCTTGCGGTCGTACACGGTGTAGGTCTGCTTGAAGTCACCGAACAGCATTGCAATCGCGTTTGCTGCCACGTCCGGAACCGCAGCCACGTCCTGCACCGCGAAACCAGCCAGGGTGGACGGCTGACCAGCCACCAGCGACGGCTGCCACAGGTAGTTGCCCTGCGCGTCCTTCAGCTTGCGAACCACACCCTGGGTCTTGCGATTCATCGAGAACTTAGCGCCGGCAGTGAATGCCGATGGCAGGTCATAGACCAGGTCCAGGATGCTGTCCCCATTGATGCCGGCCGCCAGACCACTGTTCACGGCCTTGATGGCACCGAACGGGTGCTTGGCCGCGTTGGCGCCGCCATCCACGTAGGTCAGGATGCCGAAGGGCTTGTTGACACCATCTCCCGACCAGAAGGCATCGCCTTCCTGCTTGGCGAACTCAGTCTCTACTTCACCGGCCAGCCACGCTTCCAGGTCGATCTCGGCGTCATCCAGCAACTGCTGGGTGGCCGCGGGATTGGCATAGATCTCGCCCCAGCCGAAGCCCAGCACCGCGAACTGTGCCGTACCCGTCTGCGGACGCGGAGCTGCTTCACCCACCCAGCCAGATGCGGTGCCCCCCATGTTGAACAGCTTGGTCAAGCCAGCACCCGAGCAGGGCTGGACCGTGGCCAACTGCCGCATATCCGACAGGATGACCAGGCGGTCGGTGATGGTGCGATCCCACTCGACCGGGGCCAGATAGCCACCCTCGTTATCCGCGCCCTTGTTCAAGGCAGCCTGCACTTCGCCCTTGCGGAAGTGGGCACGGAACGATTCGGTGTACTCGGCGTCAGCGACACCACTGCCGGCGCTGCCGCCGCCCATCTGGAACGCGGCCATCTGGGTGTTGGCCTGATCGACTGCGGCCTGCAGGCGGGTGATGTCGGCATTGATGTTGTCGACCTTCAGGGCCTGCAGTGCATCGGCGTTGCCCTTCTTGATCTCCTCCAGCTGCTTGGTGTGCTCGGCCTTGAAGTCGGCGAATGCCTTGTTCAGCGCCTCTACCAGCGCCTTCACGTCGGGCTGGCTGCCGCCATCGGCGTGCACGGAAACGAGGCCGCGAGGGACGCGGCCATGGGTCATCTTGGTCATGTGTTTGGCCTCTTAGGCTTTGATGTTGTCGAGAAGGCCCTGCAACAGGGCCGAGGTTTCGTTGCCGCCAGCGCTCGGCGTGGCGTACCCGGCAGCGCTCGGCTTGCCGTTGAACAGCGATTTCAGGGTGTCGCGCCGCATGGAGCGGGAATGGCCTGCCTTGGCCATCGCCGCCTCGACCAAGGCCAGGGCTTTGCGTCCACCCGATGCCTGCTTGACATCCTTGGTCGCGGCAGCTCCGTCCAGCAGGCCATCGGCAAAGCCGTCCTCTACCGCTTGGGCGGCGCCGATCCAGGTCTCGTCGTCCATCATCCGGGCCGCTTCGGCCTCGGTGACACCCGAGCGGGCCGCATAGACCTTTGCCATGGCTGCGTCGAAAGGCTCCAGCAGCTTTGCCGCGTCGGCCATGTCGTGCCGGTTGCCGATGGCCACGGCCCAAGCGTTGTGGATCATCAGGAACGCTCCATCGCCCATCAGAATTTCGTCGCCGGCCATCGCAATCACCGACGCCGCCGACGCGGCCAGGCCCATCACCTGCACGGTGACCCTGCCTTGGTGCTCGCGCAGAAGGTTGTAGATGGCGACCCCTTCGAAGAAGTCACCACCGGGCGAGTTGATGTTCACCACCACGTCTTTTTCGCCGATCGCTCGGAGGGCAGCGCTGATGCGCTTGGCGGTGACGCCGGTTCCCTCCCAGTTCTCGCCGATCGAGTCATAGATCGAGATGCTGTTCGCGTCGTTGCCGGCGGCGCGTACTTCGGGTTCCCAGCGTTCGAGCGCGTCGGGGCGCATGTCGAACTGGGCTGCGCCGAGCCGTCGCTCAGCACGGATTTCAGGCAGCTGCCGGAGGCTCATCGCTCTTTCCCTTCTGTGTCATGGGGTTGATCAGGTCGTTGGCCCCTGGCTGATCCGATTCCGGATAGTCCAGCAGGTCGCGGATCTCGTTCTGCGTGTGGAACGGCGCCGTACCGCCGGAGCCGAGAGCGGCCTTGAAGAAGTCCGCCTGATCCTTGAGCGTGCCGCGCATCAGCGCCCGCACGTTGAACTTCGGCTGGTAGCGCTCCAGATCCCGCTCGTCGATCAGCGATCGCGCAACCGCCTGCTCCCAGTTGGTGAAGTGCTCCAGCATCGTGTACTGCAGGAAGAAGATGCCCAGCTGTTCGATGCCGGTGCCCCAGCTGGTGTCGCTTAGGAACAGCAGCGGGCGGGGCACGCCGTAGAGCCTGGCCACTTCCTCCACCTGTGCGCTGCGGTTCTCGACGTGCTGGGCCTCTTGCGCGGTGCTGCCGAACTTGTTGGCCTTGGCGTTCTCCTCGAGCAGCATCCAGCGCTGCGCCGCGGCGGCGCCGGCATATTCGGTGTCGAGGGACGTGCGCATGCGCTCGTAGGCAACGTCGCTGAGCGCATTGGGCACCTCGATGGCACCACCGGCCATGTTGCCGGTCTCAAAGATGCGGCTCGCCGCTTGCTCTGCATTCAATGCCAGGCGAATGGCCCGGTCCGCCAGCTTCATCCTGGACAGGCTGGTCACGCCGTCCACGGATAGGTCGCGAATGTGCAGCACTTCCTCCTGCTTAAGGATCACCTCGCCGCGCTTCTTGCTGTTGAACCGGTAGATCATCCGCCAGTCGTCGCCGAGCTCAGCCCGCACCGCGGGAGAGTCCAGCGGGATAAGGTGGATTGGCCGGCCCGCTGACCACACGATCCGCGCGTAGGCATCCCCGTGCCGCTGCCGGGCCAGCTCCATCTGCCGCTTGAACTCCAACGGCGTCTGCCACGGGTTCGGCTTGATCTTCAGTAGGCGGTGCGCAGGATGCTCAATCGCTACCCGCTTCTTCCCGCCCGACTCAACCAGGTTCAGCGGCAGCATACCGATGGTTCCGCAGATCAGAGACAGGCAGCGGAGCACCGCCATATTGCGCAACTGGTAGCTGCCACCGCCATGACCGGCCTGCGATCGAATGAACTCCAGCAGGGCCGGATCATCCATCCCGGTGAACTGGCCGGCCTCGGCTCGCGCGCTTTGTGGAGTAGGCGAATCAAGGACGGCCGGAGGGTTCCAGTACCGGTCCAGGGACGCCAGATCTTCGGCATTGAAACGAGACATGTGGTTCCTTATAGGAATCGGATGCCGCGGCTCTCATAGACAGAGATGCCGCGAGCAGTGGGATTGAGCGCCATCAACGAGACCGCATTGAACAACGCCATCAGCGGATCGATCTTTGCCGTTCCGCTGACTTGCTTGGTGATCGTGATGGCGTTTCCGGTCGGAACCACCTTTGCATTGCCTACTGACCAAGCCATTAGCGGCTGTCCGGCGTGGACTAGGTCGCCGCCGGCCAATGCGCGTTCCGTCGTCTTGATAGCTCCATTGAGCTTCCAGCCCTGGGATACGGCCACAATCTGCTTGAGATCGATGCCCCGATCCTCCGTGGTGAGCTCGTCAACGACGGCGCCAATGCCTGCCGGGTCAACGCCGACGCCGTTCTCCTCCGGCATCAGTCCCGCCAGCTTGATCCTGCAAATGGCATCAGCTAGCTGATCCACGTCCTGACCGGGTAGCTTGACGATGGTGAGATCACCCACCCGCTCGAACTCGCGAAGCTTGGTGACGATATCCTTGCGCCGCTCCAGCACGATCTCGTGCGCCCAGGCATGAACCCAGGCAAGCCACTTGCGTGTTTCCCGCTCACGCCCTACCGCTGCCAGGCCAAGCAGATCGTCCAGCCCACCACCGTCGATCCCAGTGGTGATGACCTCGCAACGCTGCAGAAGGTCATCCAGCGTCGCCACAAGCTCCGGACGGGCCTGCTGTTGCCAGAAGTCAGCGCCGGCCCAGCGATCGGAGCGTAGGTTCAGCCCAACCTCGACGTTGGCGTGCTTGGCCAGAAAGCCCCGTAGCGAGTGCTCACCCGCCTGGTCGGCCTTCTCGTACTCTCGTCGCAGGAACTCCGAGTCCACCGATACACCGAAGTTCGGGTTGACCAGCGGCATGTTCTCCAGCTTCAGGTGATCGCCGGCGGCGACCATCTCAGGGGGATGCTCATAGAGCACCGGCAACGACTGCGGATCCACGATCTTGCCATCGCGCACATCGCGCATGCGCTGCAGGTCTTGCTTGAACACCCCCGCCGGCGGTTCGTCGGACTGCGTCGTCAGCTTGATGACGATCCCTTCCGGGCGCGAGGCCAGCCCACCCACCGCTTCGCGGAACATCGCCTCGGCGTTGGGCCTCTTGCCAAACAGCCATTCCTCATCGATCAAGACCCAGCTGGCCTTCTTGCCGCCTACCGTTTCGCTGTCGGCGGCCACCACCTTCAGGGTGGCCCCCATCGTCCGATGGGTGATGGTGCGGACATGATCCTGCACGTGGAAGAGCTCGGACAGGTCTTCATCGACCTTGATCATGTCCCGTGCCGGCGCGAAGGCGTTGTTGGCGATTTCCACGGTTGGCGCCAAGATGATCATCTCCGCCGACACGCGCCAGTTCAGGATCAGGGCGGTCACCATGATCCCTGCCGCCAGCGTGGACTTGCTGTTTTTCTTCGGGATCAGCATCAGCACTTCGCGGATCAACCGCCGGCCGGATTCCGCGTCGTAGGCGCCGAAGATGGCCGCAACGAAATCGAACACCCACGGGTCACAGGCTTCACCGAATGTCGGGCTACCTGGGGCATCCACGATCCGTAGCTGCTTGAACACCCGCAGCGCCTCTTCGGCCTGATCTGGGTAAATCGGCGGCGGGATGATGCTCTTCCCCGCCCGTAGTCGATCCGCCCAGTCCAGGCACGCCGTTGTATATGCGATTCCCATCTCAGTTCATCCGCGGGCGTGGTGGAGCAGAAGGCGCGAAGCGACCGGCCACCGCCTGGGCCTTCTGCTGGCGCTCCTCTTTCTTTCCGCCCTCTCCCTTCTTCGCATGGGTGTAGGGCAATGCAGCCGAGGCCGCTTTCACCTGAAGTGCCGTTGCTGCCACGCGTCCGAGCGCAATTTCCTGGAGAAGGGTCAGCATGTCCTTGTCCCCTTGCTCAACCGGCACCGATTTGGTGCGCTTGAGGGCACCACCACCGGGTTGCGCTTCCAGCGAGACCTCCACTGCCGCGGCCTTGGCATTTGCTGATTTCTTTGCGGGGACCGGGGTCGGCTGCTTGGGCTTCCGGCCCGCGCCAGGCCTTGCGCCGCCTGCGTTTTTGCGCGGGCCGCCGCTCTTGCCTTTGACGCCTGCCATTTGCTGATTTCCTATTCCAGGAGGGAATTTTTTCTGTGAATGGGTAGACGACCGGTCTAGGTCTGGATCCGATCCATACTTTTGATGCCCCCTAGGTATGTTTAGGGGTGTCGCCGTGGAACGGGCTCTGTGAATCGCATTGACGCGGTCAGGGCTTGCGCTCCATCCGCTGCTTCGCACCGTCGTGGCAGTACTTGCACAGCGACTGGTGATTCTTCGGATCCCAGAACAATCGATGGTCGCCCCGATGCGGGACGACGTGGTCGACCACAGACGCGGCGGTGGTAACGCCTGCGGCTTGGCACATGACACAGAGAGGATGCGCCTGCAGGAACCGTTCTCGATACTTCTGCCACTTATAGCCGTAACCGCGCTGCGTGCTGCTCTTGTCCGGGCCGCGCCAACTACCCGGTGCAACGCTCTTTAGCCGCGCCGGAACCGGCTTCAGCCGGCCCGGGACGGTGTGCAGGCGAGCCATCAGAACTCCTCCACTTCAGCAAGCACTGGAACGCCGCCGCCCGTCGCTGAACAGGCTGGCGGCTCGGACGATCTGCTGCACCCGAGTGATCGTTATTCCATACTGATCTGAAAGCGCCCGATTGGAGACACCACGCATCGAGTCAGCTATCAACCGAAGTCGATTTGACTCGGTGAGCCTCGCCTTGGGGTTCTTGCTACCGCGCCAGTCCTGCACATGAACAACACGGCCTTTGTTTGATGCATCTCGCATGTTGTCCCGTTGCGTCCCGACCGCTAGATGCGCTGGGTTTACGCAGGACGGGTTGTCACACGAGTGCATTACGACCAGATGGTCGGGTACATCGGCACCGCGAAGCAGGCGTAGGGCTACCCGGTGTGCGTATTGAACTCGCCCTCGGTAGTAGAAGCGGCCATAGCCGCGTGGGAGCCTGGCACCAACCCAGATCCAGCAACCGCATGGCCCATCGGATCGCGACACTTTATCCAGGAAGCGCTGTCTATCGGGATCCATTACACCTCCTCCAGCAACCACCCGCCGCCCTCACGTTTCGGCCGGGGGTAAGCGACGACAAAGACGAACGGGTACATCTCCGCAGCCACCTTCATCTTCACCTTGGCGTCGTCGGTGTAGATGGCCTTGGACCCCTTGCAGTCGTGAAGCTCGAACTGCCCATCCGACCGCAGGACTGCGAAGTCCACGGTCAGGAAAGTGTTGTTGGCCAGCCTGAGCTTGACCCCCTCGAACCGATACCAAAGGACCTCGCCCGCCGCCTGCAGCGCGCGCAGCCGCTCGGCATACGCCGCCTCGGTCTTGTTCATTTCGCCGGTCTTCAGCCGGCCCAGCGCCAGCATGCGGCGCCCTGCGCCGGCCCGGGCCGCCATCAATGGGCCCCGAGCTGCTGCTCGATATCGGCAACGCTCTCGCGTACCTCTATCCACTTGCCGTCCACGGCCATCTGCAAGTTCGCCGCCACACCGAGCCAGCGCTGGCTCGGGCCAGCCTGCTGGATCATGGCGATCTGATCCGGCTGCACCAGCAGCGCGCGGCCGTGCACATCGGTCAACCGAATCACGGGCTCACCTCGCCGCAGAAGGTCAGGCTCAGCTGCGGATCCAGGCGCTGAAGTCGCTGCTGGTGCTCCACCTTCCGGCGCTTCCAGCGGTTCATGTCCTTCGCACAGTTCGACACGTGCTCCCGCTCCTGGCGGTACTCCACGTATGCCACGTTCCAGCGCTCCATCGCACCCGATGCCTGGGTGCGGATGAATTCGGCCATCCGGTTGAAGGCGCGAATGAAAGCCCAGCGAACCTCGGCCGCCTTCTTGCCGGTGAAGGCCAGCGCAACCGCCATGAAGCCGTCTTTGGTCAGCAGGTAGTGGCGCTGCGGCTTACCATTCTGCAAGTCACTGATTTCAAAGCAAACCTCAAAATTGAGTTTTGCAGATTCGTCAGGTGCTTCCTCAACGGCCTTGTGGATCGTGCGCAGTACGTTGTCGTGCCGCTTCCCGAAGTACTTGGCAATGCGCCGGCTGTCGGTCATTGGCTGCCCGCTGGCCAGCATCACCATGTCCTGGATGGAGTCGATGTTCATTACCTGCTCCTTTACGGTCTGCCTGGATAGAGAGCGCGGCCAGCCCGGCGGGCAGGACGACGGACGTTCGGTAGCGAACCTAGGCCGCGCTTGAAACGAGAAACCCGGCACTTGGCCGGGTCTCAATGTGTTCTGGGTTGGAATTCGGTTTCCCGACTATTTGCGGTCGGCCGCTATCACTGCTTGGCAGGCTCGGACCTGGTCGTCGGCGTCGCGCCCGATTTGAACAAAAGCGCCCGCGACCTCTGCTCGTAGTTGGGCTGCCTGGTCACGTTCGACGGCGCCGGCGACGGCTTCGGACAGGCGAGCGGTATTGCAGGTGGCGAGGTCGTCGCGCAACTGGAGACGGCCAGCGCGCAGGTCAGCCACAACAGCAGCAGGGACGGTCGCGGCCGCAGTGCGGTCTTCTTCATGCTTCGCTCCAATGGCGGCCAGTTCCTCGGCCTGGGCGTGCTCGGTGGCACGGGTATGATTGACCTGCTGCACCAGTGCGGAACTGGTTCTGGCCTGCTGACGGGCTTCGGCGCCCTCAGCGCGATCGCCGCGCCAGACCCAACCTGCACCGAACATTGCGCCTGACCACAGGACGAAGGCAGCAACCGCGATGGTGATCCGGTTCATTCCGAACCTCCTGCTCTAATCGTGTCGCTGTCCGGGTCGAACGGCGGCGGCTCCAGGCTGGCCGCGCGCATCAACCCTTCCAGCCGGTAGATGTGGCGGATCAGGCGCAGTTCCCTGGCCTCCATGCGGCCAACCCGTTCGCCCAGCCGGGTCACTTCCTCGCGCATCAGCTGGATCACGTTGACCTCGGCCCCCTCTCTGGCTGTCTCTACGAACTGCTTGCGCCACCACAGCGCCACACCGCCAGCCCCAACCATCAGGCCGCCGACGGCGGTGCCGATTGCCTGCCAATCCACGTCGACCCCGATCATGGCGCCACCGTCCCGCCGGCCTTGCGGTACACGGCCAACAGGTCGGCGAACTTGTGCTCGTGCTGGCCATAGCCCGCGCCGGGCAGGCTCGCCCATTCCTTGGAGCACAGCGCTATCGCGTGATGAATGTGGCCGACCTGGACCGATGCCAGCGCCCCCCGTCCCTGGATAAGCCTGATGCAACCCTTGTCCTGGCTCAGCGGACCGAAGTCCGCCAGGCCCATCTGACGCCGCAGGCTATCCCACGTGCGCGACAAGAACTGGTAGCGGCCGGCAGCCGTTGAGGACAGCGTCGGGTTCAGGCGAACCAGCACACGCGGGTGATCGCGGTAAGTGTTGAAGAGCTTTCCACCCACCAGCACGTCATAGCCGTGGTTATTGGTGGGCTGCTTGCCGTTGTCCGTACCTTCGGACCAAGCCAACATGTCGAGGAAGGCCACGACGTTCACGCCGCCAGCCTGTTGGGGAGTGATCTGCGCCATAGCATCTCCGGGCAATGAAAAAGCCCCGGCTGGGCCGGGGCTTGCGATTGGATGGTGGCAAGATTGCCGTGCTTTTCGATGACCTAGGAAGTCATCGCTATGCGGTCTGCGTGAGCGCCTTGCTGAACTGCCTTGCAGCGCGCGCTTCGGCTGCACGGAAGTTGAGGAGCATCCACTCGTAGACCCGTCGCCAGAACCGGCTGTAGGCGGACCAGTCGGCTCCGATGGCGGCCGCACGCTTTCGGCCGCTGAGCGGATCGAACCCACTCCCCCCACAGCTGTCGCAGTTCACGACTCCCGCAGTGGTAGGGACCAGTAGAACCTTCTTCCCTCCACAGCGGGAACACTCGCATGCCCCGGCCATCTCTTCGATCACCGCCGCGGCCAGCACCCCCAGTTGCTCCATGGTGTTGTTCGGCCACGCCGCCGCCCGTGCATCTTCCAGCGCCTGCTCGGCACGCCGCAGCTCACGTCGCTGCACATCGGTCACCGTGCCACCGCCCCAGCCCATGCTGGCCTTGGCGATCCCGAACTCCGTGCGGGCATCGGCAAGATCATGCATTTGGCGGGTGAATTCGGGCGCGACCAGGGAGATGACCGCCTGGCGCAGCTGCTCGCGCCTCCGCTGACCACTCTCCGGCCACCACAGGGCCTCCAGTAGTTCGCGACCAAGGCCGGCCGGGACGTACGCCAAGGCGGCCAAGATTTCCTCAGTGCTCGGTCCACCGATGCTTCCGTCGAAGTTCAATGCCCTCGGCCCCGTCCGGCTCGACAGCAGTTCGCGTGCCTCGTTCATTCCCATGCGCCTTCCCCTTGGTGGTTTGCTCGTGCAGCGCGCGATCGCGCCGGTTCGTTGATTGCTGAGGCCCTTTTGAGGCCCTCTACAGGGAGATGGTCGGCTGTAGCCTCTCCGTCACCATTCGGGCGTACACCGGCCTCATGCTCCAGTGCATCTGCTGCCACATCGCGTTCGCCGGATTCGACCAGGTCGAGCCCAACGTCGACGACTTCGGGTTGCACTTCATGTGCCCCAGATGCGGACGCCGCAACGACCTTCACGTCGTGGGCAGGGATGAGTGCGGAGCGCTGATCGACCAGTTCCCGCTCCCCGGCGGCTCCCATCAGGACACCCCCGGCCCAGCGGGCTCGGCGGCATAGTGCGTGATCGCCGGGTTGTTACCGCGCCAGCTCCCGAACACCGGCCGCTTGCTCACCGAGTCCCACAGCATCAGCCGCGTGCCGTCCTGCGGCGCCAACGCGATGGGCCTCCAGAATGCGGGCGCGGTCACGCTGCACCACCGAAATCGGTCACACGCATCCATGCCAGGTTGTTGACGGCGCAGTAGCTGGGAACACGAACCACCGCTCCGTCCAACTCCAGCTCCCTCATCTCCTTGAGCACTACCTTGGTCGGCTGCCCAATTCGTTTAGCGATGCTGCCGGTGTACATGACCTCGCGCCGGCGAGCCTCGGCATCGGTGAATGCTTTGTTGATCTCCTTGCGGATGCTCATGCTCGCTGCTCCCAGCTGGCCGTCAGGCGCTGCACCTGCCCGCCGCGTGCCTTGAACTGCTCCACCGTCTCGGCCGGGCCATCGGCGAGCACACGTGCCTTGACTCGCTTGGGCCGGGACACCGTGTTGTGATCCATTCGCCGCTCGCGGGGCGCACGCTGGGGGTTGATCTTCGGCGCCATGGCCCTCGTCTTCTTCATGCTGCCGCCCTCAGTTCGTTGATGTAGGTCTGGTTTGCAATCAGCTCGTCATCGGAGCCATATGTCTCGTGGAAGGTCCGCGAGCCATCCAGCAGGCTCGGGCCGTAGATCTGGCGCATCGTCGCGAAGGTGTTCCCCTCCATCGGATGCCGCATGTGGTGCCACTTACAGAGGCCGTAGCCCTCCATGTGACCGCGCCGCAGGTTCCCGCTCTTGGCGTGGTTGTAGTCGCAGCCGTACACCACCAACTCCGGGTCCAGCAGGCCCTGCATCTGCAGCGCCAGGCAGGCCATGCAGGGGCCCGTCTTGGCCAGCTCGATCCGAGCCGCTTCTTCCCTGGTCGGCGGTGGTGCCTTCGACCACATCAGCGCGCGCCCTTCTCGCCTTGGTCGGCCAGGCGCCAGCCGTGCTGCCATGCCTCGGCCTTTTCGGTGAAGTGGCCGATCTCCTTGGCAAGACCGCCCTCCGGCTGGTCATGCCAGACCAGGTGTGGGTTGTCGCTCAGGCGCAGGCCGTTGAGCCGCGCCGAGTAACCGGCGTTGATCTCCTTGGCGAACTTGCTGCGCGTGCTGTAGTTGGTGAAGTCCATCAGCGTCTGTTCCTCGTCGTGCTGCGCCGTGCGGCGCCCAGTTCCTGGTCCCGCTTGTCCCACCCGGCCTGCCAGCGGCGTCGCCGCGTCACACCATCCAGTCCCATCTCGTACCGCGGTGCCGATTCCCGGCTGCGGCATGCGTCGCGTGCCCAGCGGCCGGCCTGCTCCGCCTGGGCCAGCTCCGCTTCAGTCACCATCGAAGTTCAGCTCGGCGGCAGCTCGCTCCATCGCAGCGCGCGCCGATTCCCGGTCACGCACCGGCCGCACGCCGTGCTTCTCCTGCTCGATAGCCAGCACCGGCTGCGGCAGCGGCTTGCCGTCGACCACGTGCTGGACAGCGCGCGTGTAGGCCTCCTCCAACATCCGCCGCTGCTGGGAACCGTGGTCGGCCGAGGCGTACACGTGCAGGTCCAACAGCGAACGCACCAGCACCGTGAAGCCGCTCTGCGGCCGGCCCGGCCCCATCTCCCGCTCCACCGCCGCCATGACCGGAATGTCCAGGCACATCGTCAGGAACCTCGGCGGGTTCGGTGGCCACTCCCGGCCCTCGGTCAGGCAGCAGGCCATGCCGCGCGCGTGCTGTGCCCGGCTGCGGCCTTTCAGCACCTGGAACCACGTGCCGGCCGCGATGGTCAGGCTGCCGTCCTTCTTGAACGGCGCAGCGCCGTTCTCGCGCTCCCACTTCCCTGGGAACATGGCCGTCATCTGCTTCCAGAACTCCCACAGGTAGGCCGACTGCGCCTCGCTCAACGGCTCAGCCGACGACGGCGAACTCGGCGTCGACGACATCGCCTGGCTCGCACCCAGCGCCGCTACCGTGGCCACCGCCTCGGCGTTGGGCGTAGAACTGCTGCTCGAGCTGCTCGGTGCGGTCGGCAGAACCGTGTTGAGGGCTTGCATGGGTTGCTCCTGCGGATTGCTGGGCGACAGGGATCACGGGCAGCGCCAGGCCGGCGGCCATCGTCTGCTTCAGGGATTCGTTGGGGTCGTGGCCGGCGGCGATCAGGGCCAGCAGCTGCTGGCGCACCTGCAGCCAGCCCTGGACCGACAGCGGCCGGCGGATCGCCGCGCGGTGCCGGACGAACCGGGCCAGCTGCTCGCGGTCGACGCCGGTCGGCGTGCTGCCGAAACCCGCCAGCTCGCGGTCGACCTGCTCGGCGGTCAGCGCCAGCGGATCGGCCTCGCGCTCACACTCGCGGTGTGAGGGTTGCTCTTGGTTGCTTTTGGTTGCTCTTGGTTCGGGTGCAATAGCTGTTGCACCCTTTTCGACGCCGCGTTGCACCCTTTCCTGCGTCGTTTTGCACCCTTTCGAGGACTGTTTTGCACCCTTTTCAAAGGGTGCAATTTCTGCACCCTTCATCCATTCAGGGTTGATCCGATACTGGCGGGTACGACCGCCTTCACCGAACCCGCTACGGCGGCCGCCGATGCCGGCGTTCACCAGCAGCAGCCAGCCGGATTGCTCCATGCGACGCAGCTGGTACTGCACCGAACGCTCCGACTGCCGGGTCTTCTCGGCCAGACGCGCGATTGACGGGAAGATGTGCGTGCCGTCGTCGTGCGCGTGGTCAGCCAGCGCCAGCGCCAGCAGCATCTCGCCTCCGCCGTTCGGATAGCGGTCGAAGACCATGCCTGTAACTCGTGCGCTCACGTCAGATCCCCAAGGCCAGGTTCTGGCCCGGAGCCACTGGCCACCAGGTGCATGCGGGCTTGCCGGTGGTAGCGCACGGCGCGGTCGGGCCGCGCCAAATGCGTCCCTCGCGGGCCAGCTCAGGCAGTCGGCGACCCAACATGTGGCGGTCAAGGCCAGTCAGCGTCGACAGGTGCAGGCTGCTCTGGCCAGGGTGGCGGGTCACCGCAGCCTCGGTCTTGGCGTGCTGGACACGCAGCGCGCCGCTTTCAGCGAGCGCGGCGGCGGCGATGTGACTGGACAGCGGATCGGTGGAGCGGGCCGGGGGGTTCATCGACGCGCCCTCCCCTTTGCTGCAGCACGCGACACGTTGCGGATCAGCCGGTGCGCCATCGTAATCAGCGAGTTGGCCTCTTCCACCATCAGCTTGGCTTCGTCGCTGTCGATGTGGCGGTCGGCCATCGCATCCACCGCAGTGCCCGACAGGCGCCCCACCCGCGTGGTGATCTCCAGCAGCTTCGTCTGGATGGCGCCAATCTCGTCCGACCAGCCACCCTCCGGCGGAGGCGGAACGGTGGCCACCGCCATGCCGAACTGCCCGGCAAGCGCCTGCATCCAGTCCAGGGCGTAATCTCTGCCGCCTGCCTTCTCCTGCATCCACTCGGTCAGCAGTTCGGCGATTTCCATCGTCACGGACTCACCCTCCAGCCCGCGCAGCTTCGCGCGCAGCGTCTCCGGGTGCATGGATTTGCCACGGCGGTCGGCCAGGAAAGCGGCCGCGTCCACGACACCACCCGGCGTCTTGCGCACGGAGTTGTAGAGAACGTCGAGCCAGTTGAGAGCGGATGTGCGGCAGGTCATGGGTCACCTTGGGGAAGGCTGTGTTTCAAGGTTTCGGGTTGGGCCCGGGTGGCGCACGATGGGCGCCATGGAGATCAACAAGTCAGGGACGACGGCCAGGAATGGCCTTTCAGGCGGTGTCGACGGGACCGATGCGGCCGGCATCGGGATCCTCGTTCGCTTGCTCAGCAGCTGCCTTCGGCGCGCCACCGAGAAGGCGCTGGATCTGCGGCAGCGCAGGCAAAACGCCATCCTCCGGCCACGCCGCAACGTCTTGCACGGGAAGCTGCAGCAGGGTGGCCAAGTGCTTATCACTGTCCATACCGAGCTTGGCGCGCAGCGCGCGCTTGGTGATGCGGCTGTCGATCTCCGCGTGCAACTGCACGATTTCCTCGCCCTGCGGTTCCGCCGGATCTGGCCCAAACACGTCTGGGCGGAGCTGGTGACGGGAGACCCCAGTGGCCAGTTCAATCGCGATGCAACGTTCCGCTGGAACGCGACAGCGGTCGTACCAGCCGGATACCGACGGCGGCTTAATGCCGAGAAGCTGAGCAAGGGCCTGCTGGCTACCTGCCGACTGAACTGCTCTATCGAGGGCTGACATGTCCATGCCGGCTATTAGTCCACAGCTAACAGCTTATTGCAAGCTGACAGCTGCACGAATTTGATTAGTTACCAGCTAACCTGCCGCGATGGACATTCGAGAGATCCGCAGCCGCAACTTTCGCCACCTGATCGAGGCCCTTGAAATGAAGGGCATCAAGGGGCGGCGGGACCAAGGAGCCCAGTTGGGCGGCTTCTTGTCTGCGTCGTACGTGTCCCAGCTACTCGGTGGGAAGTACATCGGCGACGATGTGGCCAAGAAGATCAGCAGCGCCTTGGGAAAGGACCACGGCTGGATGGACCGGCCCCAGTGGAGTGAAGATGGAGAGGTATCCGTCTCACCAATCCCGGAGAATGAGACACCACCCGGCTATGTTCGCTTCGACTTGTTTGAAGGGGGTGCAGGGATGGGCGCAGGGATGGTCAACCAGGACTACCCGGAGGTAGTGAAGACCATCGAGGTCGCAGAGTGGGAGGTCCGGCGGAAGCTCGGCTACCTGCCCCAGCCTGGTCGGATCCAGATCATCACCGGCCGGGGGCCGTCGATGCGTCCCAAGCTCGAAGACGGCGACATTGTCTGGATCGACACCAGCTGCGACTACTTCGACGGCGACGACTACTACCTCATCAACGTCGGTGGCGAGACGCAGATCAAGATGCTGCAGAAACGCGGCGACGGTCTCTACGTCGTAAGCGTCAACACCGACTTCCCGGCCTACCGTCCGGATCCGGGCGAAGTGAGCATCCTAGGAAAGGCGTTGATCCACGCAGGGCTTCGCAAGTTCTAAGGAGCGACGACGCCCTTACTACCGTCCCAAATTGGGACAACAAAAAAAGCCCCGCCAAAGCGGGGCTTTCTTCATTCCTTTGCGGGGCTTTTGCGCCACCGCAGGAAGGCAAGAACAACAGTCGTGAGCGTCGTTCCACCGAGCACCATAGCAACGCCTTCGTGCTGAGCCATCGCCAATTGGTACGAAGCAACAAGACAGGCGATAGCCAAGCCGGCACCGAACAACTGCCCGACCAACTGCGAAACGATCGACCAGTTCAGGGCCCGTCGTTCACATAGTCGAGTGTGCTCTCCCTCGTCCTCCGCCATCCGAACGATGCGATCAGCAAGACCCGGCTTGATCGCTTCGAAGTCGGCAAGCTGTTTAGGCGATGGGATTGGCCCATGCCATGTCTGCTGGACTGCCACCTGCTTAGTCATCGGTGGGCCGCCCGTGGACTCCCCAACCTTCAGCGCACTTGGGGCAACCCTGATCGCAGCGGCTGTGGAAGAACTGATCTTGGCTTGCGGCTGCTTCTTAGCCTTGTTCGGCTTCTTTCCGCTCATCCCTGACCTTGTTCATAGCTGCATCCATGCGAACGCCAACGCGAGCAAAGTTCGCGTACATACGAGCCTCAACAGGCTCGCGCTTGATGTAGTGCTCGATCTGGCCAGTCGGGAACAGCGCGAAAGCGCTACCGAAACCAGCAAGAACCGCATTCAGGGAGGTAATCATCTTGTTCATTGTGTCCTCGTGGGAATCGAGGCCTTATGGGCAAACCGACTGGCAGCACTCCATGGCTGGCAGTGCGCGAATCGTATCACCTGTTGAGACCAATTGGTGTCACTGAAATCCACTCAGGTTCACCTAATTTCACTATTGGGCATTGGGAATCATGGTTCATCATCGGCCGGGACGCCTCAAATTTCAGTGAAACCCTTATGCCAGTTAGGTTTCAGCGTATCTTTTTCTTCCTTCTAGATAGATAGACCTACCTCACGGCCAGGAAGTTTTAACGTTAAACGGCCCCGTTCATGGGCCGTTGCCTCCTCGCACTACCGTCCCGCACCAGCATCCCAGCGTGGGCGCGGCCGGATCACTGCATGGGTGGCCTGCCAGCAGGCACTGCCACTGGCTACCAATCCACGGCTCCAACGTAGGGCCTGGCGATGCACCTTTGGGGGAAAGTTCCCTTCTTCGGGCACCCACGCCGGCTCGGTGCCGGGAGGGCTGCCAGGCCCGTTCATAAAAAATATTAGCCGTTAGCTGTTGACTAACGATTAGTTCGGGACTAACGTTTGCTCCGTCGCCCAACGCAGCCCCATCCCGGGGCCGGGCGCAGGAGATCACGCATGGCCACCCTTTCCCTGGGCGTCAGCAAGGCGCCGCCCACCGTCGTCGCGATCCCCTCCCTCGGCGTCGTCGCCATCAAGGTGGGCGCCGCCAGCCTGTACGTTGAACTGGAGGAGGCTGATCGCCTCGCCTTGGATATTCAGCAGGCTGCGCTGGAACTGCGCAGCAGTACGGCGGCCGCCGCATGAGCCCCGTCGTCGCCCACCACTCCAACGCACAGCGCGCCGCTGCCGCCGCCGGCATCGTCGCCCGCGCCGGGCGCCGCTGGGGCCTCCTCCCCTACCAGGTCGTCATCGCCTCCAGCATCGCCGCCAATGCCGTCCTGCGGCAAGGCAAGAGCGCAGCCGGCGTCGTCGCTGCAGCCCGCCGGACAGCACGCGCACAGGCAGGTGCTGCATGAGGGCCAACAGGATGAGCGCTCCCCTTACCTTTCAAAGCACGGCTGGGTTGAACTCTTCACCCTCGAGCCAGTCTTCACCACTCCGGCGCAGGACACGCTTGACCTGCGAGTCCACGACACGAGCATTGAGCCCTGAAATCAACAGGGCCACCAGTGCAAGGCAACTGCGCCGGTCCGAGAAAGTCTCTTGTGCGTCGATTAACGTCACGCCGTCGAATGTTCGCAGGCGCCATCGCCAGCCAACAGTGCCCGTCAGTTGGGCCCATAACCCTGAGCGGCGGTACACCTCGACGTACATCCAAGCTCCTCAGGAGACGATCAGCAGGCAATCGTACTGTCAAATTCGCGTGAAGCAACAGGCTGCCGAGGCCAGGGCAAGCCAACAGCTGAATCGCTTAAGGACCGCTGTCCGTGCGACGGTCAAGGGGCATCGCTGATGCGCCACCTTGCCCTGCCCATCTACTGCGCCGTCGTCGTCGGCCTGCTGCTGGCGCTGCTCGCGCGCGCCATCTACACCGGCGCCGCGTCGTTCCTCCTGCCCTGCGCTGCCGGTATCGCCTACTTCACCTGGTGCGGCGTACGCGACCTGGTGCGGAACTGGCCCGCCTTCCGCGAGGAAATGCGGCCGCGCGCTGCCGAACGACAGCGCGCGCCGCTGCCAGCAGACGACACCCACTGAGCAACCGCCCGCCCGGGTGACCGGGCTCCGCCGCCGGCCGGACTTCCACTCGCCGGCAACCCATCCAAGGAGAGCTCATGCGCAACCAGCTCGACATTTTCGACGACGATCCGGCCCGCCTCGCACAGGCAAACCGCGACGCAGCCGATCAGGCGCTGAAAGACATGCAGTTCCCCACAAAGATCCGACTGGAACGAGCCGCCCACTACACCGCCGAGGCCGAGCGCCTGGAAGCCCTGGCGGGTCTCTGCAGTCCAACCCCAGCCGCCTGAAGGCCACACCCCAGCACGTCACCTACCTAGGAAAACAACATTGAACGCCATCACCATCCGCACCAAGGGTGAAGCGGAGATCTTCATCTCCACCGAAACCCTCCGCCCTGGTCACCTGATCGAGCTTGATGACGATCAGTCCATCCACCAGTACGCCACCGGTCACACGAAACTGTTCGCCGACGGCACCAGCGCTGCCGGCACCGACCCACGCGCCGACCACGTTGCGGTGATCGACCACGCCACCGGCCTGATGTGGGCGGTGAAGTCCATCGGCGACAGCGATGGCGACCCGATGAGTCACGCCGACTGCGAGAAGGCCTGCAGCGAGCTGAGGCTCCTCGGACACGACGACTGGTGCCTGCCGACCCGCACCGAACTGGCAGGCCTGGTCGATGACACCCGCCATGAGCCCGCCATCGACACCGCGCTATTCCCAGGCGTGCTGCCACGCTGGCACTGGACCAGTACGACCTGCGCCTGGTCCTCGGCGTCCGCGTGGGGCGTCCATTTCGCTCACGGCTCCGTCTCCGACGGCCACCGCAGCTACGGCGGGTTCGCGTTGGCCGTGCGTCGTGCCGGTCAGTAATTGGCCCTTTTGACCCTTTCCCTGGAGCAACCATGAACCCCATCACCCTCAAGAAGATCGGCGCCGACCGCAACCAGCTGCCGGACGATTCCACCGACCACGTCGCCGTGTTCCTGCCCGACTACGGCCTGACCTTTACCGCCACCAATATCGTGGACAGCGATGTTCCGCAGGCCGACTGCGAAGCCGCGGCCAAGGCTCTGGACCTGCTCGGCCACACCGATTGGGATCTGCCGACCATCGAGGAGTACCAGCTCCTGATCGACCGCAGCCGCTACTCGCCGGCCATCAACACCGACTTCTTCAAGGGCATCCAGAGCGACTGGTACTGGTCGAAGACCCCGGCCGCCTGGTCCTCGGCGTCCGCGTGGAGCGTCTATTTCGGCCTCGGCAACGTCAACTACGACCCCCGCTACGGCGCCGGGTTCGCGTTGGCCGTGCGTCGTGCCGGTCAGTGATTTGATTTTCTGCTGAGGCTTTCCCGATGACTTCCCGTTTCCAGCCCCCACCCATCATCAAGGCCGCCGAACGTATGGCAGTCGAGATCGAGAACGCCGTTCGCCGGTTTGGCCGCTACCACCGCTACCAGATCGGTAGCGATCTGCGCACGCGTTCCCAGCAGGTGTTCATCAACGCCAACAACGCCTGGCGCGAACGCGCTGAGCAGGCTAGGTGGGTGGCGGTGCTGGTGCGGGATATCGATGCCCTCAAGCAGCTCCTGCAGATTGGCAAGGGGGTTGGCGCCTTCGCCAGTTTCCGCCAGTTTGAAATGCTTATCCGCTTGGCCGAAGAGCTGGGCATGCAGGCCGGCGGCTGGCGCCGCAGCCTGCGAGATATCTCCCATGCCCAGAATGCGCAAGCCCAAGGCGTCGCGCAGCGTGGCAAGAAACTGAGTACCCGTACCGCCCTCGCGGGGGCCAACTCATGACGAAGCCGCGCTATCCGCACCCGGGCTGCGCGGCCTGGTCGCAAGTGTATGGGGAGGCGGCCGCCTGGTCCTCGGCGTCCGCGTGGAACGTCAATTTCAACAACGGCAACGTCAACAACAACCACCGCAACAACAACGGGTTCGCGTTGGCCGTGCGTCGTGCCGGTGAGTTTCAGGGAGAGGTAGGCCTGCAGGAGCTGTATCAGGCATGGCGGCGTGCGCGTCGCCAGAAGGTTCCGAGCTTCAACCAGTTGCGCTTCGACCATCGCTGGGCCGATGGCCTGCTGCAGCTGCAGCGCGAGCTGCTGGCCGGCAGCTGGGCGCCACGCCCGTCGACGTGCTTCGTGGCCACCCGGCCCAAGGCCCGCGAGATCCACGCCCCGGACTTCGCCGACCGTGTGGTGCACCACTGGCTGGTGCCGCAGCTGGAAGCGCTGTGGGAGCCGACGTTCATCCACGACAGCTATGCCAACCGCAAGGGGCGCGGCAGCCATGCTGCCGTACGCAGGGCCCAGCAGTTCGTGCGCCAGGTGCACAGCGGCCAAGGTGGCGGCTGGTATCTGCAGCTGGATGTGGCCAACTTCTTCAACAGCATCCACCGCCCCACCCTGTGGCGGATGCTGTGGGCTCGGCTGCAGCGCCAGAGCGCGCCGAAGGTCGTTCAACAGGCCACCCACGCCCTCCTGCGGCGCTCCCCGCTGCATGCCGGCGTCCAGTATCGCGCCACGGCCGCCGAGCAGGCCCAGGTGCCGCCGCACAAGCGCCTTGCCAACGCCCCGCCCGGACGTGGCCTGCCGATCGGCAACCTGTCCAGCCAGTTCTTCGCCAACGTCTACCTGGACGCGCTGGACCAGTTTGCAAAGCACGTGCTCAAGGCCAAGCGCTACCTGCGCTACGTGGATGACTTCGTGTTGTTCCACCACGACCGCGAGCAGCTGGCCGCCTGGCGTGACCAGATCGAGGCGTTCCTGCGCGACACCCTGGGCCTACGACTGAAGGCTGAGCAGAAGCTCTGCCGCCTGACCGACGGCTTGGACTTCCTCGGTTATGTGATCTACCCGACGCACACGCTGGCTCGGCGCCGCGTAGTCGGACACCTGCACACCGCGCTGGCCGAGTGGGAAGGAAAGCACGTCCAGGACGGCCAGCTACGAGGCACACCTGCCGACTTCCGTGACCTCGCCAACCGCATCGCCAGCTTCACCGGACACCTGCGTCACGCAAGCAGTCATCGGCTGATGCGGCGTGTCCATATCCGATTCCGCTGGCTGCGCTCTGCAGCCCGACCGCGCCGGTTCAGCCACAAGGCAGAACGCAGCATCCATTCAATCTGCTGGATCAAAGAGGTGACCGCCCATGGCTGACCAGCTGCTCACCTCAACACCAGTCTCTCCCCATCAGCTCGCAAAGCAGCGCTTCCATTTTCTCACGAGCGTCCTCGCGGGAGTTCACCAGAATGTCGAGTCCTGTCTGACTCGGTCCGTATACCAGGTGGAACGCGGAAAGGACGCCCTGTCCGGGTCGATGCAAGGCAACCCGAACGATTACATCGCGCCCTCTGACCTTGAAGCTCCAATCCTCATACCAGCGCGTTTCTCCTGTCACGCATCAACCCCTAAACAGCAATTCCCCTTCCTGAGCATACACAAGGCACGAACTATGCCCAAGGTTGTCAGCAATGGCTGACCAGTTGCTCACCGCTGCAATGGTCCACCTGCTCGCCCTGGTTGGGTTCCTGCTGGTGCTGGGCGCACTCTGGATCGCGCTGCAGGGCTACCGCGCCGCGCGCGCAGGGCTGCGCTGGTGCTGGCGGAGGTGCGCTCATGGCTGAGGCAATCGACCACCGCGAGGTCGGACGGCAGCTGGCCAGCATCGAGGGCGTGAACCTGGATTCCGCCTCACCGGCGACCCTTCGCCTGTCGGATGCCCGTGGCCTCGCCCTGATGGCTCTGGCACCTGGCGACAAGGTCGAGGCGGAGAAGGTGATGCGCCCGTTCAAGCCAGCAACCCGGATGTGCGGCGGCTGCGGCGAGACGGACCCGAGCAAGCGCTGCCTTGGCTGCCTTCACGACTTCGGGGAGCCGCGATGAACGCCCAGCTCTTCCCCCGCGAACCGCGCCGCATGAAGCAGCCGGCCAAGGACGTGCTGCGCGAGCAGCTGGTGGTCGCGGCGAACCGAATCATCGAGCAGGCGGAGGAAATCCAGAGACTGCGCGACGCAGCAACCCAGGCCACCGAGCAGCTGCGCGCTGCGCTGGCCACGAACTGACCATATTGCGCATCACCTCAAAATGGTGCGCGCGGACTGAAGAGACAGACCTATGAAATTGATGACCGAAGAGGCATGGCTGGAACGCTACTTCGATCCGAGCAGCCGTCCAGACACGCAGAAGCTGCAGCGCTGGCTGCGGGAAGGGAAGATCCCAGGCCGTAAGGTTGGTGGGTCTTGGTACATCGATGAGCATGCGTGGCTCGCCGGCGGCGACGACCTCGTGGCGCGCGTCCTGGCTGATGCGGCGTAACGGACATGATGGGACGTGCCCGCAAGCCCGGCCGCCGCGACTGGCCGCAGAACCTGTACGCACACCGGGACGGTTTCAAATACCGGCACCCGATCACGCGCAAAGAGCATTCGATGGGCAAGGACAAGGCCAAGGCCTTCGCCGCGGCCAAGAAGCTCAACGCCCTGCTGATGCCAAGCAATGACCTGGTGTCGAAGGTGCTGACGCCCGGCGAGACGGTGGCCGATGCGATCACCGTCTTCCGCCGGGACGACATGCCCGGCCGGAAGTGGGCGCCGAAGACCGCCGAGGTCTACAAGAGCGTGATCAACCGCATCGAGAACGGGCTGGGCTCGAAGGCCGTAGCCGACGTTACGGTGAAGGTCTGCGCCACGTTCATCCGCGAAGTGACCGAATCCGACCGCGCGCGCCAGCAGTTCCGGCTGGTGCTGGGCTGGATCCTGGCCTGCGCCGTTGAGGAAGGCTGGATCGACACCAACCCCGCGCTGGCGACTCGCCGGTTCCAGCACGAGCGGAAGCGCGTGCGCCTGACCCTCGACGTCTACCGGGCCATATGGGACCAAGCTGCGCCATGGTTGCGCAACGCCATGGACCTGTCGCTAGTGACGCTGCTGCGCCGCGAGGACGTGGTGACGGTGAAGTTCACCGACGTGCGCGATGGCCACCTGTGGGTGGTGCCTTCGAAAACCGAGGGCTCGACGAACGTTCGGCTACAGATCGCCGTGGCCGGGCCGCTGCTCGACCTGCTGGCCAGGTGCCGCGATGACGTGGTTTCGCCGTTCGTGATTCACCGGCTGCCGGAGAAAGCGAGGCCCAGCGACAAGCGCGCCAAGACGCGCAAGCACCACACGCAGGTGCTGCCCGAGCAGCTGTCACGTGCATTCGCCGCAGCACGCGATGCCGCCGGCATCACGGGGGACGCACCTCCAACCTTCCACGAGATCCGCAGCTTGGGCGGCGCGCTGCTGCGCGATGCGGGCTGGACCACGGAGCAGATTCAGGCGCTCATGGGACACGGAAACGCATCGATGACCGAGCATTACCTGGGTGGCCACGAAGCGCCCTGGCAGCCGGTCACCACTGGTATCGCGCTGCCGCGATAGTGGTGGAATAGTGGACACGTAGTGACCACAACGAAAAAGGGCCTGCACCGTATGGTGCAAGCCCTTGTTCTATCGCTGCTTTTGGTCGGGACGGCCGGATTCGAACCGACGACCCTCTGCCCCCCAGGCAGATGCGCTACCAGGCTGCGCTACGCCCCGACTGATGCTGCGATGTGCCCGCCAGTGCGGCGGGCCGTGAAGTATAGC